CTAATCGATGGACAGTTTATGGACACTGTCAGCCAGCGGATTAAAGCTGATCGCATCCTGTAAAAAGTCCGGCGAGAAATGCGCGTAGGTCATCGTCTGCTGAATGGTGGCATGACCCAATATTCGTTGCAACGTGACGATATTCCCGCCGTTCATCATGAAATGCGTGGCGAACGTGTGACGCATTACATGCGTTGACTGACCCTTTGGCAAATCCGGCTTTACCTCCTGCAACACCTCACGGAAACGAATATAGTCAACCTGATACAGCGGGCCGGTTCGCCGGGTTTTTATCAGCGGAAGCACAGAATCAGCAATCGGAACCGAGCGCGATTTCCCGTTCTTGGTGTTGAAGAACGTTACACGGTTGCCGACAATATGTTCACCGCGTAATTCTGCCGCCTCGCTCCACCGCGCCCCGGTAGAGAGGCACAGGATAGCAACGCGCCGCGCATCTCCCTCAAGCCGCTCAAGAAGCCGGTCGATCTCTTCATCTGAAAGAAAGGCCATCTCCGTATTCTGAACTTTAAGCTTACGTATACCGCGTACAGGGTTTTCATTGTGAAAGACCTCCGCATCAATCAGCACCGTGAACATCGCAGACAACGCGCACAAGTCACGGTTGATACTGGACGGCATTAACCCGGCCTGTAACTTGTCAGATCGATATTCAAGCATAAATTTTCGCGTCATCTGACTGGCGCGCGGATCTCCCATTTCCCGTATTACCTTTTCCAGCCTGACCCTGTAAGTATCCCCGTAAGCCTGATTGCGACCGTCAAGCATCCACCACGCGTACATCAGTTCTGATAACTGACGCTGATCGGCGGGTTTGGCCTGCCACGGCTTATCGTGAAAATTCTGCAAAACATATTTTTCAAACTCCTGCGCCTTTGATTTCAGGGTGAAAATCTTACGTATCCGCTTTCCTTCCGCACCCTGTGGCCTTACATCAACCTGATAACGCCCGTCTTTGAGTTGCTTAATCGACATGATTAGCCCCTCTGACGGATAATTTAGTTAAACGCTCCTGGCATTCTGAAACATATTCAATGTGTAAAGTCAGCCAGCATTGCGGCGTGATCGGGGTAATTTTTGGATGATTCCGATTGAATCCTGATCGTCCGCCCGTTCTTCGGCACCATCAAGAGAGAGAGCCGGCGCGATTTGCCCGGAATTAGGAATCGTCTTATCGTGAAGAATCCACATTGTATATTTTTCAAAGCGTTGCACTTGAATCACTCTTTCCACAACTTCAATCCTTGCAGGTTTATAACCTGATTCGTAATTTCCAATGGTTCCCACAGAAACACCTGTCACCTCAGAAAACTGAGCTTGAGTAAGTTTTTCTGCGTTCCTGATCGCCTTTAATTTTTTGGCGTAGTCTCTTGACATGTTCACCATAGGGTGAGTATCCTCTATTCCAATCTTCACCATGCGGTGAAGTTAACAAGTTAAAACAAACGTACACAAGGCGCGACAAACGTACCAACGCAAGAGGATAACAAATGCAGGAGTTCATTGCCGATAAAGAGTTATCTGACGTCGATCACACTCTAGAGACGGCGAACGTCGATGACGTGCCATCTGTTCAGGAAGACGATCTGCCGATTGACACAGCAGAAGCGGTTGACGCACCAGACGCAATTGACGCCGCCAACGACGACGAACACGAAGAAGAAAAACCAAAACGCACCTACAAGAAGAAAGGCGGAGAGCTTCTGCGGGTTGATGGCCCACCCGCAAAATTATGTTCACTGGAAAGAGGCGCGGTTTATGTAGGGCTAACCAAGTCCGCACTTCGCGCCGCTATTCAGCGCGGCGAAATGCCGGGGCATAAAAAACGGAAAAACCCGGAAGACAAAGAATCGGACGGTACATGGTGGTTTAACGCCGGAAGGTGGGACGCACTGGCCGACAAGCTACCAGACTGCGAGCCACCCGAATGGCATAACTGGGAGGCCTACTGGACGTATGACCGCGAGGAACGAAAGTTTACCCAGGTAAATAAAGAAGACTGCAAGGTTATTAAAGGAAAGCGTGTTTATACGGGCAGAAAAACAAAATTAGAGCAGGCTAAAAGTAATGAGGCCAGTTAACCATGCGAAAAATACCAGAAAGAATTATCGTCATGGCAGAGACCGTTATATTTGTCTGTCTTACTGCGATCTGCCTGGCTGGCACGATTAAATTTATCGGCGCGTACATTTTTTAACGAGATTAAAAATGAACACATTAATTAAAAACGTCCCCATCGCCAGAGCGGGAAAGATTACAGACGGTCGTGAAATCACGCAATCAATGCTTAAGCATTGCGTAGAGGCGTTTAACACTGATTATTATCAGCCAAATATAGGCGAGTTTATTGGCAATCCAATGGTAACTGTCGATATTAAAAACCAGGGAAAAATAGAGTGTCTGACACTGAAAGACGACACGTTATTTGCTGATGTTGAAATGTATATGCCCATAGCCGATGTAAAAAAGTTGTGCCAGTTTACGGCGATTGCATACAGAGAACCCAAAGACCCCAAAACGCCAGCATTAATGTACGTCGCTCTTACTGAAACCCCTAACCGTGAAGACTGCATCGCCCTTAAAGATTGCGAAATGACGGAGATTAAAAAATGAAACTCACCATCGAAGATGTACAGGTCGCCATTAAAGGCGTAATGAAAAACAGCTATACATGCATAACAGAAAAACTGCTTGCCGTCGTTGCTGGCAACTACGCCAAAGGCAACAACATTATTACGGTGCATTTGCAATCGCTGTATGAAGATGAGAACTTCGACTCTATAGCAGGCGAGATTAAAAACCTGTACTACACCGAAATTGACGGACACCCCCAGCTACGCGGCGATATTATTTTCGATACGGAATTGTTGGGTTTACAAAGCCTGATTCACAAACTGGCAAACGGCTTCGTATACCTGTCACCGCATTTCATGAACATCACATCACTGAATCATTGTTTCGCCTGTCTGAGTTCAGTCACCCTGAGCGAAGCCGAAGACACCACCTTTAATGGCATCAAACCGCTGGATATTTCCGGGCTGAATGGACTGATTAACGCACTCTACAAAGAACCGGCAACCGAAACGCCTAAATGCGACAATATAAATGACGGTTTTACGGGAAGAATAGAAACCAAAACAGAGCAACCTGTGAAGCAGCATGGTAATTCAATACGCGTGATAAGTTCATTTATCCCTGCATTGAATCGCTATTGTGACGATAAAAGAATACTTGGCTTAATTGGGCGAATTATTGCAGTCGTTGGAACTAGCCCCAATTGTCGCCAGGACGAAATCGAGGCTGCATATGGTAAACCTTTAGATGAAATTATCGACACCTTTATTCGTGAATGGAGCGGAGTGCCTCAGCAAGGGCATTAACTCCGTTAAACCACACCACCAACCGATCGGGTTATCCCGGCACTTTTCAGACCATGAGGTGACACTATGAGAGAACGCGTAGCAGAGGCAATTAAAAGTATTGTGGAGTTTTACAGAGATGATAATGAGGAGAATCCGACATATAAGCGGGCACATATTGACCAGATGATAGAGGGAAATAACCAACCTCAAAACGGCACACTTTGAATATGTAAAAACTACGGATGACAGCGTTATGAGTGACATCACCATGACACTGCGTTATCTGCAAAATAACAGGGAACCCGATCTACAAAAAATTGAGGAGTTATGGCAATGAACGCATTCACCGTAACGCAATCCTGGTTATTGCTCATTGGTGCAATAGTGCTGGCTGCGGTTATTATCAGACTGCCGTTATTAATTAACGACTATCGCTATAAGCGCCGCCGTAAAAAGCAACGCACACCCCCAGTATGGTTTCCCGCTGATAAATATGCTTCACGGGACGGGCATTTATTTTTTATAGGTGAGAAAACACCAGAACAATAACCCGTTAATTAATCGAACGCATTAACACACCGATCACGCGGCGGGATTCGTACAACCCAAATAAGGAAAACAAAATGATTAACCAAAATAAAAGCCTTACTCAAAAAGCATTAGCCGGTGTGTCATTTTTGCGTATGCACGCCGAAGCAATGGCTGACGATGATGATTTTTTTATCGCGATAATGTCTGAGCCTCACACCATCGCCGCTAACGCCATTGAACAACTCGTTAAAGAAAACGAAAAACTCCGCGCCCAGCTCGTCGCCTTTCAGAAAGCGGCTAACCCCGCTGTTGCAGTTGACCCGGCAGCACCTGACAGCGAACGCACCTGCCACACCACATTTGTAAAAGGCCTTCGCGTATGTCTGAGGCGCGCCCCATCCACTCGCGGAACAATAGACGATACCCGCTTTGATAAAACTCTCGGCCATTTGGCCTTTGTTTATTTCGAATCCCCCTTCGAACCCGACCGCTGGATGAGGGTAAAGCACCTGGAATTAGTACCACACCCCGACAGATGAGGCTGTTCATTCCGCGCAAATACCGCCGCCACAACGGCAGGCGCGGAAAGCCGGAGCAGGCCGCGCTACGGGCGTATGAACAACTAAAACGAGGTGACTGGTCGCGTGTGCGACGGCTGGACGTATTACCCCACGCACGCGTGATTAACGTCATGCCCCGCTACAGGTTATTCAGCCTGAACGAGGGCCGGACATGGCGACTACTGAAACATCCTGAATACGAGAGGCAGATACAACATGGCAGACACAAAAACCGCAGCAGACTACAAAACCCTGAAACTGAACAGGCGCTTCATCGCCCCGTTAATGAGCGGCGAAAAGTACGTTACACGCCGTGAAACCGATATCACCTACACCCGTTCTAGCGTTGACGAAACAATCTGGTACTACCAGAAGACGAACGACAGACCGGAAAATTTCAAAACCACGGAAGGGGAAATCCACTACATCCCGAAAGGCGCAGAGCTACTCGTCTCAGTACCGCAAAGCAAAATCATTGAACGTGCCCCCATTCAGGCGGGCGAAACCATTTTATTCATTGAGCCACTGGCGGGAGGTGAATACCGCCCCATTGCCACCGTCACTGTTACCTGCGTAAGCATTCAGCACGTTCAAGGCATAACCGAACAGGAAGCCACCAGAGAGGGCTTTAAGTCACGCGACGACTTTCGACAGTTCATTGAATCCGTACACCCCAACTGCTGGACGCTCAACAGAAGCGTATGGGTGTACGAGTTCGACAACGTGAAAGCGTGGGAGGGTGCGGCATGAACGGCATCCTGAATCAACGTTCCCCGCTCAAATGGGCGGGCGGCAAATTTGATGTTGTGCCGCAGCTACGCGAGCATTTACCCAAAGCCAGTTACCTTATCGAGCCGTTCGTGGGTGGCGGTTCCGTCTTCATGAATACGGACTATGACCGTTACGTATTGTGTGACAGCAACCCCGCGCTGATTAATTTCTACAGGCTCCTGACTTATAACACTACGGCGCTTATCGATCTCGCATGGTCGTTTTTCGAAGACGGCAATACACCTGAGTTCTATAAGTGCTGCCGGGAAGAGTTTAACAAAATAACGCTTTCCCATAACAAAACGCGCGGTCAATACCTGAGATGGGCGGCGCTGTTCCTGTATCTGAATCGCCACAGCTTCAACGGTGTTCAACGTACCAACCTGAAGGGGGGGTTTAACGTTCCATTTGGCAAATATAAAAACCCGTATTTCCCTTTCCAGGAAATGCGCCGGTTTGCCAGTAAAGCCCGCGAAACCATGACCCGGTTTATTTGTGCAGACTTCTGTACAACGATGAAGAGGCTTCCTGATATCTGCCACCGCATCTTGTTCCATGCTGGTACACCTGGCGATGCGGTTATTTACTGCGATCCGCCCTACCTGCCACTCGACGGTAAAGACAGCTTCACACAGTACAACGGCAAAGCGTTTACCCGTGATGACCACCGGGCACTTGCCGCGCATCTGGTGCGGGCTAATCAGCTTTACGGCGTTAAGTCCGTTATCTCCAACAGCGACACCGAAGAGACCCGCAAGATCTATTCGCTGTTCGAACTTCACACCCTGAACGTTCGCCGTTCTGTCGCCGCCAGCAGCAAAGGACGCCAGCCAGCTAAAGAAGTGATCGGCGTTTATCCGCCTGTCACTGAATGCCAGGACGAAGACGTAAACACCGGTTGGTACATCATCCCACGCCCATCACAACCCACCACCACGGAGATCATCTGATGGCAATCATCTACATCGCTGGCCCCATGACTGGCCTAGAAGATTTCAACCGAACCGCATTCACCATGGCAGCAACCCGCCTGAGAACACAGGGGCATACCGTGCTTAACCCGGCGATGCTCCCTGACGGGCTGACGTATGAGCATTACATGGATATCGGGTTAGCCATGCTGCGCGGCGCTGACGAAATTTACCTGCTTGATGACTGGGAAGACTCAGAGGGGGCCAAAAGAGAGTTCAGCTTAGCGCGTCGGTTGGGCCTGACAATTTCCACCCCGGAAAACCGTAAAGGGGGTACGTCATGATACTGCCACCTATGGGAACGCCTGGTAAATGCCCGGCACATCTTCGCCCCTGGACGGCAGAAGAAGACGAGTTACTGATAAACCTGTATGGCAAGAAAACCGTGGCAGAAATAGCGGCATGCCTTCCGGCGCCAGGCAGATCTTTTTATGCCGTTAAATTCAGGATAAGAGAATTACGTAAGCGTTTTCCTGAGCGGTTCGGTTACATCAATCATCCGTGGACACCGGAGCACGATCGCTTCTTACGCAGGAATCGCTACACGATGACTGCAAAAGAAATCGGCAATCGACTGACACCATGCCGGACAGAAAAATCAGTAACGCGCAGGGCAAAACGTCTCGGAATCAGTCTCTATAAGTGCGGGGATAACCTGCCTCAAACACGCTATAAAGACGAAGATGTAAAACTACTCCGCGCGTTGCGTGACGAGTCCAGTCTGACATTCGACGAGATTGGCGAAAAGTTTGGCTTCAGTGAAAGCACAGCCGCCTGGCTGTACCACCACCGCCTGACCGCCGCTGACGCCATCGCAAGGGAGTACCTCCCGCGATGACCACGTACAAAAACCGCTTGCCGCAATCCGCGCTCATGGGTTACATTTCCCCTGCCCCTCATAAAACGGGGGTCGGGTTTCGCACCCCGCAGATCAACAAAGCGCACAACCGCGCGAGCGGTTTTTTTACGTGCGACGCATCGCCACATTTTCGCATTATGGCGGGGCGTATGGGGCAGCCGAAAGGCTGGCCGGGTTCTTTGTTGACCGGTAGTGCGAACCCTGTACGTCTCGCCACCCCAAGTTTCGCACCTTTGGGTGGTGAGTTATCACAACTTATCAACAAAGGTTATCCATCATGGCAAACCGTAAACAACGCCAGCGCCACACCCGCGCCGACGTTCAGCGCATCCATACCCAGACCGAAATCGCCCGCAGACTCGACCGTTCTCACACGCTGGCGGCATATCTGCGCCTCGAATTACTTAACATGCCCTGCAACCGCCTGCCGTTATGGTTGCCTGCCGTCATGGACTACATCGCCGACGATATCGGCGACATTCAGCGACTGCTTAACAAGCCAGACAGTCCGGTACACACCCGCTAAAAACGCCAACGGGCTTCCCCTGCTTCTCGCAGCGGGAGGCCTGCGCACGTCTGTAATAAGGGAGATCCTCTTATGACCGATTTTAACGCCTTCAATGAATGGTTGTGGTCGTGTGACCCCGGTCTGGCCGTTAAGGTTCAGGACTGGCACGCACAGTGGCGGGCCATGCTCGCACATCACAACCGTTATAAACTGGAAAAGCAGACCGCTTTCACTATTGACGGACGTTATCGCGTAGTTGTGGTTGATGAAGGTTTTGCGCTCTATAACCTGATGGAGCGTAGCGGTAACGACGGCCCGATGGCAATTTATCAGACGCCCGGCGAAATGTTCGCTGATCTGCTTGCTCACAGTATCCGCTGTTCCGGCAGCCTGAGCGCCGAAGCTTTTATGGAAGAGGCTTCCCGCCTTCTGATCGTTTGCTGGCAGACGTGGGAAGCGTACGCAGGGGGGGGTAATTCATGAGCACCCCTTACGCATGGGACTGGAACGCGCCACGCCCGGCCATCGATCCGGCAACTTTCGGCAAGGAGCGCCCGGAAGAGTCAGGACTTACCCGGCTGATAGCCCTTTTTGACAGAGAAGAGGAGCGCGCGCGGTGGCAGAAGTCAGGGGGCAGCCCGAAAACGTACCCTGACAGAATAAGGGACACTACCGAACGCAGAGAGGCCGCACGTGACAGCAAACTGGCGGAACTGGCAAAAAAACGCCTTGACGCCGCCAGCGACCGGGATAATCCGGTAATAACCCGGCTTAATGCCCTTCCGTCATATCTGCGCAATCCGCTGTACTCACACCTGAATTTTCTGCGCATCAAAGAGAAGCGGGCGGAAGGGGCCGGAAAACCACAACGTCCGGCAACCCGTTACATACACGGCAAACTGACGCGCATACTTGACCGTATCGGGCGTACTGACGCCCGTTTCTGCACGCGGGGCTACCAGCGCGTTGTGGTTACTGAGCGCCTTGACGCCCTGCTGACGCTGCCGCAACTCAGCAAACGCGAGGTACAGACCGCCGCCACCCTGACGGCTGGAGCCTTTAACGGCGAGTTTGACCGGCTTTGTACGCAGTACGGCGACGGGATGACGCTGAACGATGCGCTGACGGTTTACCAGAAGCTGGCAGACCGGGCGCTGTTGCTGAATATTACCCCGCCTTACTATGAATCACTGCGAACCGACCGTGACAGACGCACACCACCTGCTGTGGATAACCTGCCCGGCGCGTTTCTGCGTCTGAGCTGTGCCGACTGGTGGAACACTAAACTGTGGCGTCTGCGCCGCATCTGGCGGGAGGAACAGTTACGCGCGGCCTGTCTGGTATCCCGTAAAAAATCCGCATACCTCAGTAAAGATGCGCTCACGGAGTTCCGCGAACAGCGCCGCCGCATGAAACAGTTCCTGAAATCGCACGAGCTGATCAACGACGACGGGTTTACGATTGATCTTGCCGACGCTTACTACAGCGGCAACAGTAACCCCCTGCACCGCCGACACGAAATGATGGCGAACATGAAGGGTCTGGAGCTGATAGCTAAGGAGCGCGGCGACGACGCGGTATTCGTTACCGTCACCTGCCCGTCACGGATTCATGCCACCACTGCGGACGGACACCCGAATCCCAGATGGGACGGTTCCACCATCCGCGACAGCAGCGACTATCTGGTCAACGTGTTCTTTGCTGCGGTACGCAAGAAGCTGAACCGTAAAAATTTACGCTGGTACGGCGTGCGCGTGGCCGAACCCCACCATGACGGCACCGTACACTGGCACATGATGATTTTTGTCAGGCCAGAAGACCGCGAAACCATTGTCAGCGATATGGAGGATATCGCCGTTTGTGAAGACCGTGCGGAGCTGGGCGACGACCTCACCCCGCGCTTTAAGTACGAACTGATCACGGAAGAAAAGGGATCGCCCACGGGCTATATCGCGACCTACATCGGCAAAAACCTTGATAAAGGTGCGGTAAAAGGCAACGACCCGAAAACCGGAAAACCCCTCGTTGACGATGAAAGCGGCCTGCCAATGACCGAAAGCGTCGAGCGAGCCGTGGGCTGGGCCGGTCTGCATGGCGTGCGCCAGTTCCAGTTTTTTGGCATACCGTCCCGCCAGGTATGGCGCGAACTGCGCCGCCTTGCCTGTCAGATGGCACGCAACCCAGACGGCCCGCAACAACTGAAAGACCCGGCAATGGACGACGTACTGGTCGCCGCCGATGCCGGTTGTTTTGCTTCTTACATTATGAAACAGGGTGGCGTGCTCATCCCCCGCAAGGATTACGTAGTACGTACCGCCTACGCTATCGCCGACAAGCCCAACGACTACGGCGAAACCGGCATTCAGATTTACGGCATATGGTCGCCGCTCGTCGGGCCGGAGTCCCGGATCTGTACACACCCGGATAACTGGATTCTGGTCAAAAAACAGACAAAACAAAAAAGCGACGCCCCCGAACCGGGTTTTGACGTTGACCTTCCGGGCGGCTTCGCCGCCCCTTGGACTCGTGGCAATAACTGTCCCGCTGAGCAAAAAGCGAACTTCCTGACGGCAGAGGAAAGGATTTTAAAAGCACTGGCCAGAGAGGGGATCCACATAAGCAATGGCGAGATAACCCTGCTCATGAGCGGCATCAAGTTGTTGCAGAATGGCAAGATCTGCCGGGTAAAAAACGGCGTGTTGTATATCAGACCGGCAGCCAGCGGCCTGCTGACCCGCTGGCAGAAGGCCGTAAGGAGGGGAGATGGGTAATTTCTTCCTGACGATGACGCCGGAACAATGGGAGAGTCTGAAAAACCGACCTCAGAACTTCCCGATCGTTGAAGATTACTTCCCGGCACAACCAGAACCGGGCGACGTGCTGCTTATCAGGCAACAACGAGCCCGCTCGCCATACGATGACGAAACGATTATCGACCTGGGCCAGTGCGTCATTGCCTGGGCCGAACCAGTTGCCAACATCCCACACCGTTACCGGCTGAAAGTGACCTTCACCATGACGCCGAAACAGGTGAAACAGCGCTATGGTTGCCGATGCGCGATGTCGACCGCGATTTGCCCGGCGCGTCAGGTCATGAACATATACAGGGAGCTTGAGGCAGAAAAAGAGCGGGCTAAATGGGAAAGAAAGCGCCGGATACTGGCGCACAAAGCAGAAACAGCCGCACGGTATCTGAAAAAACACGAGAGATAGTACCGCTCGCCGCAAGCCCTGATTAGCGAACCGCGCAGCGGTGAGTCTGTCAGGGCGAGGAAGCGGAATGACTGAGGCCGGTCATGGAGCCGCTTACGCACCATCTTTCATAAGGAGATCGAGTGCCATTTTTACACAGAACCGTGTACAGGGTCGAGGTAATGCTTAAAGCGCTCTCAAAAGCCTGGCTGGATTGCCTGCATACACTCCTTTTACCAGCACAGGCTTTGTAACCACGCTGCCTGCACCAATCACCGCACCACTGCAAATTTCCGTTGTTAAAATTGTTGCTCCACTACCCACTGTTACTGCGTTGCCTAATACAATATGTATCCAGCTTTCTGCAGAAGCATCAGGACCGCCACTCTTGAAAAGATCATTAGCAAAGGTTACGCCATGACCTATAAAGCAGTCATTACCTAAGGTAACGTTCTCGCAGATGAAAGTGTGGGACTGCACTCGAGTTCTTTCGCCTATAACGCATCCCTTTTGTATCTCTACAAATGGTCCTACAAAAACATCATCCCTTAGCTCACATTCATAAATGTTTACCGGCATGACTATTTTTACATTTTCACCTTGTTTTACGTCACGAATGCCGCTTTCAATAATTTTCATATCAGATGTGTCCTTACTCGAGATTATTTACCCTGGAATAGATTAGGCGGTTTTTTATTTCTAAACACTGATTCGCGCACTATGATGATTGCAAAGTAGAGGGTTAAGCTGCCCGGTAAGCCCTGAATACAGCCAGGGCTCTATTTTTATCAGTTCCATCCAGGGCAGTGGCTACGGGGATTATCCATGTCCTCCATTGCCTCCTCGCCCACCATGACCAGTACCGCTGCCGTTTCCACCTTTACCACCATTACCTCCGTTATGTCCTGAAGAAGCGTTCCCGCCATCTCCACCTCGTCCTCCATTGCCTCCAAGGCCGCCATGCCCTCCATTGCCACCGTTTCCGTTCATTCCTCCATGTCCACCGTTTCCACCATTACCACCAATTCCCCCGTTACCGCCATCACCACCATTCGCCCCTTTACCTCCGTGTCCCCCTCTTCCACCATTTCCACCAATACCTCCATCCCCGCCCCGGCCTCCGTTCTGACCTGGACCACCGTCAGCACCCGGTGAACCATCATGTCCGAAACCACCATTATGACCTGCGGGGGCATCCCCCGTTGTGGCATAAGCATGAGGTGTCAAAAAAAAAGCCATAGCTACAAATGGTAACAACAGCCCCACTTTTTTTATAATATTCATGCGACAATTCAATTCCATAACCCACCGTTTCCGCCTTTTCCACCCTGTCCACCATTTCCGCCGGAACCGCCATCACCACCGGCACCACCGGCACCACCATGACCTAATACGCCACTATCACCACCGTTACCTCCGTCACCGCCATTGCCTCCATTACTTGCCGTCCCTCCGGCCTTACCGCCTTTCCCTCCCTTACCACCATGATGACCATTTCCATCTGCACCATTTTTTCCATCAACGGCTATATTATGGTGAGAGCTTTTATTCTCATGAATATTGTTTTGAGTCTGTGCCGCAAAGGTTGTCCCGATAAAAAATGAACATAACGACAATAAAATAACAACTGATCTACTCATAATCTGCCCCCATGTCCTTTTCCGCCGTTATGGTTTCCGGATGCATTACCATTTCCGTTTCCATTTCCGTTGCCATTACCTGTGCCATTACCGCTATTATTTCCCTTATTTGAGCCATTACCATTATGACTCCCATTACCATTCCCGTTATGGCTGCTGTTACCGGCTCCATTGCCGTCATTACCACCATGCCCCCCATTCCCACCATTTCCGCCATGTCCACCAAAAGCGCCGCCATGTCCTCCGTTACCGCCATTGCCACCATTACCAACCAGTACAAAGGATTTTTTTGCACCGCCACCTGTATATATTGCAGACGTCACATCTGCATATGTTGCAGCACTTAATGACAATAGCGTCACAGATAGAAACGATATAGTGAATATTCTTTTCATTACAATTCCTCCGTATTTAAAGAAGTATCACTTTCAATCCATTCATAATAAAAAACAAATCATTTCATGTTTCAATTAGATAATTAACACCAAAATGCATCACAAATTAAAACAAATTGAAAAATTGCAATAAAAATCACAGAACAAAATAAACTATAATAATTAAATAAAAAAATACAAAATAATACCTCATTAAGAATAAATTTATAAACTCATAATAATGCTGCTCGCCGCAAGCCCTGATTAGCGAACCGCGCAGCGGTGAGTCTGTCAGGGCGAGGAAGCGGAATGACTGAGGCCGGTCATGGAGCCGCTTACGCGCCGTTGCTGAATAGAATATTCCTGTAACATTATTGATGCCTGTAGTAATAACTTACCTACTGAAAATTAATCAGAACCCTGACGGGAAGTCATAGCAAATGTCACAACGGCACCTAAAACATTACTCCGTTTCTCAACGTAAATTATATTGTCATATCTATAATTACCAGCGGGGTAGCAAATTCTGATATTAGTTTTCAGTTCAGGATCGTCAACGTCAGCCCCGGAACAGCTTTTGGAACTACCGGAAGCATACTTATACGAAGTCACATAAGATGACGGCACACCCGGCAAAAAATAAGCAAGCGTCATGATGGGTATAATCAGCAAAAATCCTGTAAAAACGCACGACCCGATATAAACCTTCAGATAAGCCGACAGATTTTTCCAGCCACTTTGTTTCACAATCCCCTTGCTTACCAGATACAGGGAGAGGAAAAACGCAACGCCCATGCTACCAAGAACGTAGTAGTCAGAAATTCGCTGATAGAGAAAAGTGACTCTGTAGATATCAACACGCCACCAGTGAAGAAGAAAAATAATGCCAAGTCCCACTGTGGTCATACATAACAAATATGGGTATGAATAATTCTTCATTCCTCTGTCCCAAAATAGTTACCCATCCAGACTCAAATTTACCACCCGATTTTTATGCAGAAAACAACTACATTAATGCTGCACAATACTGCACAATACTGCACAATTTTGAACAATTTTTTTGACCGATTTTTTGCCTTTTCCGGCCTGTACTGGCGCGGTCTGAGGCCGGATCGGTGCGTGCACAAAAACTGAAGCGTTTGCCGCGCGCAGGTGACGGGGGAACAGCCCCCGCAACGGGGGATGGAAGACAACCCGGCGGGAATATGGCGATATGGCAGCGTGAGCGACTTTGTACGCGTCAAACGGGTATGTGATGGCGTGATTCGATCGCTCAGACGTGCGCCCGTCTGCGTGGCGCTGAGGCGTTATTTTTAAAGGGAGATTCAGGGAAGGCGTGGCCGTTAACGTGCTGATATCCGGCAGGTTAATAAGCAGAAAGCAGACAGGGACAGTGAAAAAATTTGATGGTATATAACGCGGCAGGCCATGCTCCGTTTGACCTGCCGGAGATATCAGGTGTTGTTCTGTTCCAGCAGTGCGTAAGGGTTAAACCGCACCACCTCTTCGCCCAGCCAGTCGTTGATGTGTTTAAGGGCTTCCATTGCCGGGTTAAGCTCATTGATGGCAAACACACGCGCCGCTTTCTCAATGTCGCCAAACGATCCCTTTTCGCCCGGCATGGCTCCCAGCAATTGCGGCGGTACGCGGTGAGAGGCCAGCACATCATCACGCGAGGACGCCTTGATATTCATGAACTCATCCCTGGCGGTGATTTGCTGGAAAGGCAAAATCTGCACCCCGTCTTTTCCCCCGCCAGTGGTCTGGATCAGCAGGTTTTTAAACGCCCCACCGCCCCGCGATTCCGTTAACGTTTTCTTCAGCGCTTCCATGCTCTCGCGGTCAACGGCGGCGGTTCCGATGTGGATAATGCAGCCCGCGTGTGAGCCGTTGTCATAGTAGTATTTGCGAAACTGATCCGCGGAACGCGAGAGGCTGGCCGACAGCAGCGCCCCGATATATTCAGGCATTCCGTAGATCTCCTGATTGATATCGGGATTGATGATGTGGCAGACCTCCCCGCGCCGGAAGGCGTAGTCATCCCTGCCGGGTTCGGTGTACCAGTAGGTATCCAGATCGATACCGCGACGGGTATATTTTGCCAGCGCGTGGCGCAGCGCCAGCGTGCCGCCGAGACGGTTACGACGCCGTTCAACGTAGGCATTACCAAACACAAACCAGTCCAGCGCCAGCGCTGAAAACGCCTGACGGCTCAGCAGGCGGTGCGGAATAAAACAGCCATTGAGCGCGTTGCGTTTGAAGTACAGCGCAGACTGATGCCATGACGTCTGCCGTGATGCCCGCGCCAGTCCGCCGAAATCAACCGGCGTTTCGTACCATCGCCCGTTATCGGCACAGTACATGTTATCCAGCAGGTCAAAACTGCTGACGCGGTAAGGCCCGTCAAACGTAAATGCGTTCAATGCAGGATCGCCTTTAAGCGCCTGTTCAAAACCCATCCCGGCGCCCCTGTTGTAGCTTTTCTTCCGGTTTCTTCTGCTCATCAGAACTCCATTACAAGACTCTTGACCGCACCGTCTTCATCGCCCAGCGGTTCATTGATGACAGCAAGCATATTCGCCCATGCCAGATCGCCATGACTGACACCGCGCGAGCGGTCGGTGTCGTAGGTGATAAATCCGGCAGGGGTTTTCACTTTGCGCACGGCATTAAACGCCGTGACCAGTGCCTGCTCGCTGCGGTCGTACTCCCAGCGTCCGGCACGGATGACCTGAAGCATTTTCATGACCAGCGCCCGCTTTGACGCTATCGTGAAGTTCCAGGGAACCGCCGCAGGAAAGAACTTCTTCACAATCTGATACACGGCATCACCATTACCGCCGGTCACGTCAATGCCGATATGCTGAACGTTGTATTTCAGGGTGATATCCTCAATCACCCGCGCCTGCTCTTCGAACTCCAGTCCCTGCACCTGTCGGGTTTCAACCGTGCGGAACCTGCCACCGGGCACAGCGGGCGGCACCACCACGCACAGCGCGCCGCTGTCGCCGTTACCGGTACTGCCGTTGGCGTCATAGCCGACCCAGACAGGACGGTTCCCCATGGGGCGTGGTGCAAAGGGTTTCCAGTCCGGCCAGTCGTCGTAGCCGTCAACCCCGCAACCTGTCAGCGCGTTCAGGCTGAAAGCGGACTCACCGTCGCGGACAAATTCGCACATGTACAGGTTGCGGAACTCGTCTTCGCTGTTTTCCCGCCTGATTTGTTCAATATCTGTGTGTTTCCAGCCGTGATCGACAGCGTCCTGAAGGGTGACAATCTGCCGCCAGATTTCATCCGGGCACAGAACGCCGCTGTTAAGCGCCTTCCAGGACACGTCAAACTCCCGGCGTTTCGACTTCTGGCGATTTTCATTCCACCGGTCGCCCGTCCAGAACGGGTAAGCTTCGTGCGTTTCAGTGGATGGTGTGGAAAGTAGGTACGGGTCAGTCCGTCCAGTGTTGCCATTGCCCCGGCGACCTTGCGGAGGTTGACAAAATTACTGGTCCAGAAAAATTCATCAAATTTCAGGTTGCCCGTATAGGACTGCGCCGTCGCCGCTGACGTCCCCAGAAAATGCAGCTCAGCCCCGTTGGACAGGATAATTTTGTCGCCGCCTTTCAGTTCAACGTCCACTTCCTGCGCCACCTGCTGAATGGCCGTCCTGAACTGGAACGCCTGACGCCGGGATGCCGACAAAAAAATCTGGTTGCGCTGATACGGGTATTCCACATCATCCCGCAGCGCATCAAGCAGCGCTTCACGTGCAAAATACCAGGTCGCCCCGACCTGGCGGGACTTCAGGATCATGCGGTTGCGGTGATGGCGTTGCTCATACCAGCCGCGCTGATGCCAGGCCAGCGACGACAGTATTTTTTCCCGCAGCGCGATAATCTGCTCTTCGGTGAAGTGATTTTTCAGTTTACGCCTGCGCGGCTTCTTTGCGCCGTTCGCGTCGGCAGGCTGACCGTCATTCAGCTTTTTCAGTTGCCGCGTGAGCAGGTCAATCTCTTTAAAATCCCCTCCGGTTTTATCGGGCTTACTTGTTAGCTGGACAAGGCGGGCATCAATGGACTGTGTGACGCGCGCAACGGGCGGCGTTTCGTCCCATTCATCGCGTTTTTTCCATGAGTAGATCGTGTTCTGGCTTATCCCCGTCAGCCGTGAGATTTCCGCTGGCGGGTATCCCTGCCAGTAAAGTTGTTTTGCCCGCAGCCGTGTAAAGGTATCCTGAATCATCGCGCCTCCCGCTTCATGCCGGGAAGATTACCCCGCGCGCGATCCCTCTCTCACACCCTTTAAGTTCTGCCCTTTCAGCGACAACAAAACCGCGTTGAGGGAGGCACCTGTGCCTTGTCATCATGGCTGCATCACAAACACAGACAGGGTTTAGCAGCATGGCTAACGCAACCAAACCAGCCCGCAAAAAATTTCGCGTCGCCGTTTCCGGTTCAACCATTGACGGACGCGAAATCAGTGGCGAGCACCTGAAAGCAGCAGCGAAAAATTACGATCCCACGGTGTATGGCGCACGGGTTAACGTGGAGCATCTGATATCACCATTCCCCAACAGCGACCTTTGCGCTATGGGTGATGTGACAGCACTGAGTGCGGAAGATATCACCGAAGGTCCATTGTCTGGCCGTACCGCACTCTATGCGGAGATTGAGCCGACAGACCGCATGAAGAAGCTCACGGACGAAGGCAAAAAAATCTACTCCAGCATTGAACTTCATCCGCAATTTTCACTGAACGGCAAGCCTTACATTATGGGGCTTGCAATGACCGACACCCCGGCAAGTCTCGGTACTGAGCGCCTGAAATTCGCCGCACAGCAGCGCGAGCAGGTAATGAAGTTCAGTAACCAGCACACCGAAGCGCCGATGTTCACCGAAGCGATGGAAGCCGAAATTATCGAACTGGCAGAGCAGCGCAGCGAAGAAGGCAAACAATGGTTCAGCCGTGTCATGGAACTGATTGGCAAGGGACGTAAATCAGACAGCGAGCAGTTCAGCCAGGTACGGGAAGTGGTGGAAGGCATGGCGCAGTCACACGCTGACCTTCTCGATCGCTTTAACGATATGTCGCGCCAGCACGACAGCGACCACAAAACCATCGAAAAACTGTCTGCCGAACTGACCACGCTGCGCGACCAACTGGCAGGCCAGGACGGCGACCCTACAGACCGTTTCCGCGCAACAGGCGGCAACGCCGCAGAAATGCCCGGCTTCTGATTTTACAGCGAGAGAATAACGCGATGAATTATGCACTTTCAGCCAGTACCCGCAGCCAGCTTGATAAATACATGGCGTATCAGGCGGGCATTAATGCCATTCCGGTAACAGGACTGGCAAAAAACTTTGCCGTTGATCCGGCTGTTCAGCAGCGTCTCGAAAACGCCGCGAAAGACAGTACCGAACTGACGCAAAAAATCAACGTTATCGGTGTTACCGATCAGGAAGGCGAAAAAGTCCTCGTTGACACCACCGGCCCGATTGCCCGCACCAACAGCAGCAGCGACGGCACCAAACGCCGTAACCCTGTCACACCTTACGATTTAGCCGCGCGCCGCTATCGTTGTGAACAGGTGAACTACGACACCTATATCAGCTACGCACAGCTTGACGCCTGGAACAGCCAGCCTGATTTTGCCGCCCGTATCAGTAAGCAGATTGCGCTTCAGATCGCACTTGACCGCATCATGATCGGCTTTAACGGTACGAGTCATGCGCTCGTTTCCGATTTTGCCGCTAATCCGCGCCTCCAGGATGTTAACACCGGCTGGCTGGAGCACATCCGCAAACAGGCGACAGCGCGCGTGATGAAGGGAGCGACGCTCTCCACCCGCGACATGAACAACAGGGTTGTCGCTAAAGGTGACTACAACAACCCGGACGCCCTGGTTCAGGATGCACGTTCCTCATTGCTGGATGAATGGTACAAGGACGCCCCCGATCTGGTTGTGCTGTTATCACGCAACCTGTTTAACTCGCTGCGTCTGCCGTTCATTAACGCCATGAGCACAACCAACCCCAATACCGAACTGATGGCCGGTCAGTTGATTGTGGCATCTCACCTGATCGGCGGTCTGCCGACCTACTTCGCGCCGTTCTTCCCGGATAACGCGATGCTGATCACCTCCTTCAGCAACCTTTCAATCTACTTCCAGAAAGGGAGTCTGCGCCGCCTGATGCGCGAGGAGCCGGAGTACAACCGTATCGCGACCTATCAGTCAGTGAATGATGCCTACGTGGTGGAGGACTACGGCAAGTGTGCCCTGATTGAAGATCTGAAGTTCACACCGGAACCGGCTGAAGCCGGTGACGCAGGTGCAGCAGTATAACGTATGACGCGGGCGCAGTGCGCCCGCCATAACGGAGGATAAAAAGATGCTGACACCGGCACAGAAACATTTTCAGCAGGTCATGGCACACCGTGCAGGGCTTGAGACCAGGGAAGAAACGCTGGTTGAACGTACCGCGCACGAACAGATCCTTCACCGCCTCCGCCTGGCGCAGTCGCGGCTGAAAGGTATCCAGTCAAAAGCGGCAAAAGCTGTCGCCAAAAAAGAACTGTTACCTGAATTTGAGGGCTGGATCGAGGGGACGCTGGACAGCGACAACGGACGACCGGATGAGGTGATCACCACCCTGATGGTGTGGGCCGTGGACTGCGGGGATCTCCCTCTGGCGCTGCGAATCGGCGAATACGTGGTACGTCACAACCTCAGTCTGCCGGACAATTTCGGGCGTGACGCGGCGACAGTGCTCACGGAAGAAATCTGTAACCCGTTATTAACACTGGCAGGCACCGACCCGGACGCCGATTTATCCGGTTATATCGAACCACTGGACACGCTGTGGGAGATTGTCACCAACAGGGACATGCCGGATGAGGTTCGCGCCAAACTGTGCAAGGCATGCGCCTTTGCCCGCCGCCATCTGACGGACGCCGACAGCGTGGCCGCCTCACTGAGGTTGTTGCGTGAAGCCATGCACCTGAACCCCAACGCCGGGGTTAAACGCGAAATCGCCACCCTGACGCGCGCCCTGAAAAAACTGACGGGCGACACAGGTGACGAAACCGATGGCGACGATACAGCACCGGCACGTAAACCCGCCGCCCGCAAACCCGCGACCGGGAAGGCTAAAACGACCGGCAGGGCAGCCAGGAAATAATTAACGACTTCGACCCCGTCGACAGGCGGCGCGCCGGTTACCTGAATGCACGCCATTCTTTTGCCGGTTGCCCACCGCCTGGTTTTTAAGGAGTTCCGTATGGGCATGGTGGCAAAACCACGGGTCAGCAGCGCGGAAACAGACGTTACCGACGTTGACGACGGCGCTGAAAAGGTGACAGCCGGGACATTCTGGCCGGAGATCCTGTTACGCGATCTCCGCCTTGCCAGCCGTATACCGGGCAGGACGACCACATCCCGCCTGAAGTTCGTCGCCACCGAAGCGGTAGCGCACGTCACTGACCAGCTTGACGACTGGCGGGACATTCAGGAATCAGCCGGTTACAGCACGCTGGCTGACGTTCCGGCCAGAATGCTCAACGGCGAGAGCGTGAAGGTGTACCGCTACCGCCGCGCGGTTTACTCAGCCACCCGCGCCCTGCTTCTTGAGAACGCCCGCGACGTGGACACCACCGAAAAAGGCGACCGTAAAGCCGACGCGCTGGAAGTACAGACTGATGATTTGTGGCGTGATGTGCGCTGGGCTGTTGCTGATATTCGCGGTACTCAGCGCCTGTTTGTGGAGCTGGTCTGATGAAAGTCAAAGCGCTTCAGGGCGATACCGTGGACCTGCTTTGTTTTCGCCATTACGGCACCACACAGGGCATCACAGAACAGGTATTAGCCGCCAATCCGGGACTCAGTAACAGTGTATTTCTGGAGGCCGGACAGGAGGTGGAACTGCCGGAGCAACAGAAGAGAAAACAACGGGAAATGATCCAGCTATGGGGCTGAGCATCATGAACACAGGAAACCACAACATGAGCAGCAACCCGCACACCTGGTCAGACTGGCTGGAGCTGATTAAGGCCTGGCTACAGGGCGATATCCCGTTAGACAGCCTGCTGATGACCGCCGCTATCGCCGCGCTGAGGGTATTTTATACCGGCAGTGGCCTGCGTCGTCTGGCGCTGGAAGTGCCGCTGTGTTGTCTGCTGGCCGTGGCGGCATTCACCCTTATCAAACCCGTCCCCATGACATGGCTCAGCGAAGACTGGCGCGTCGGCATTGGCGCGGCCATCGGTCTTATCGGCGTTGAACACATCCGGGCGCTCGGCGTCATGATGACCGAAAAACCAGGGAGAAAATGAGAAATGACCACACCACGCGGCATCCGCAACAACAACCCCGGCAATATCCGCCAGGGCGACGACTGGCAGGGGCTTGTACCGAAAGCGCAGCGCACCGATAAATCATTCTGCCAGTTCATCACGCCGGAATACGGTATCCGGGCAATGATTATCATCCTGCGCAACTATCAGCGCAGACACGGCCTCAGCACCGTTACCGGCATCATTAACCGCTGGGCACCGCCGGACGAGAACAACTCGCAGGCGTACATCGACAGCGTGGCAAAAGCGACGGGCGTGACGCCGGACCAGCACATCGACACCACCGACAGCCGTTTCATGATGAAACTGCTACAGGCCATCATCCGGCACGAGAACGGCATACAGCCCTACAGCTTTGAGGTGTTCGTTAAGGCGACAGAACTGGCGGGCAGCTAATCATGAACCGCATCACCACAGGCGTCATCGTCTCATTGCTGATTGTCGCCGCCGCGCTGGCATGGACGACGAACCGTTACCACGGTAACGCCGTGAAGTACAAAGGTCAGCGCGACACCGCCACGCACAGTCTGAAGCTGGCAGAAGCGGTCATTGACGATATGCAGGTGCGCCAGCGTAACGTTGCCGCCCTTGACGCCAGATACACGAAGGAGTTAGCCGATGCAAAAGCTGAGAATGATACTTTGCGCGATGACGTTGCCGCTGGCCGTCGTCGCCTGCTCATCAACGCCACCTGTCCCGCAATGCCGGCAGGTCAATCCACCGCCACCGCCCGCGTGGATAATGCAGCCCGCCCCGGACTGGCAGACGCCGCTCAGCGGGATTATTTCACCCTCAGAGAGCGGGTGATGACGATGCAGAAACAACTGGAAGGGGCGCAGGAGTACATCCGCAACCTGTCCATCACCGGCCAACACCATCAACCGGAGCCTGACCATGGAAAAAATTAACTCGCTTCGTGATGCGGTGACACGCCATAACCGCTGGAGCCGGGCTAATCCTGACAAAATGACAATTTTTGTGGACAGCGGCCATATTTGCTTTTCAGGTGATACGCCGTCATTTGCCTACGATTACACCGTGATCCTGTTTGTGATGGACTTCACCGGCGATATTAACGATTTCACTATTCCGGTCATGCGCTGGCTGTGGTTCAACCAGCGGGATTTGCTGATGAACCCGGAAAAAAATAAAGCGTTTAAATTCTCAACCTCCATTAATGATGACGACAGCGCCGACATTCTTTTTGAGTTTCCCCTCTTTGAGCGCGTGAAGGTCTCGCGTAATGAAAACGGGGAGGCGTCATGGGAATACCTGCCGGAGCCCCGTATGCCGGACTTTTCGACCGCAGGCGACTGGAGCAGCGTTTTTATTGATGAATCCTTCACAGCAGACGCGGGAGGCAGCCAGTGAACAAACTGACCCACGAACTGGACGCCATATTCGGTGATATTCTTTCCGGCCTGTCTTCTGCCGGAATAGCGAAAACTGCAAGGACGGCAGGCCAGGAAGTGCGCCGCAGCCAGCAACGCCGCATACGCAGCCAGAAGAACCCTGACGGTTCAGCGTGGCCACAGCGCAAACGCCGTATAACCCGTTCGCAACAGGGCATTAAATTTATCCGGAATGGCGAAGTCAGGGAGCTGAAAAACTGGCATGGCGGACGGGGAAAGTACGGGCGCACCATCACCGGCTACGACACGGATCGTGGTGGCATTCGCACGTTCTACCGCAGCGACATTGAGCGTTATCTCGCGATTAACACCCGATCGTTACGCCGTGACAGCACCAGAAAAGCGCCCATGTTTGAGCGTCTTCGGACACTGCGTTACCTGAAAATGTACCCAGACCCGCAGGGCGTCAGCATCGGTTACAGCGGCGTGGCGGCACGCATTGCCCGCGTACACCAGTTCGGATTGCGGGATCAGGTGGGGCCGGGCGTCATAGCGAAATATCCACAGCGTGAGTTGCTGGGGATTTCCGCAGCGGACGAACGCCTGATTTATCACGCCGTGATTAACAGTCTGGGGAGCGCCGGAAAATGAACGCTGAACTGATGCGCCTGATGGGTAACGTCATTCGTACCGGCATTGTTTTTGCGACTGATGCCAGCACGGGGTGCGTGCGCGTACAAAGCGGCGAACTGAAAACCGACTGGCTGCGCTGGAACGTGGCCCGCGCGGGCGCATTCAAAATCTGGATACCGCCCGCCATTGGCGAGCAGGTGTTAATCGCCTGCATCGGAGGCAACCCGGAAACGGCGATGATTATCGGCAGCCTGTACAGCAACGATAACCCGGCGCCGGGCAGCAGCCTGAAAGAGATGGTGATAACCGCCCCGGACGGCGCGGTTATCCGCTATGACGCCGGTGCAGGCGCGCTGTCTGCCACGGGTATGCAAACCGCCACCCTGGAAGCTGCGGTAAGCATGACGCTGAAAACTCCTGTCGTGGAGTGCACGCAACACCTGAAAGCCGCCACGCTTGAAATCACTCAGGGCGGGAAAATGACAGGGAGCGTTGAGCACAGCGGTGGCAGCTTCACCTCTAACGGGGTACAGGTTGACAATCACAGCCACGGCGGCGTGAAGCCGGGCGGCAACTGGACACAGGGGACAAAATGACCGCACGTTATACCGGTATGAACCCGGATAATACGGGGACGCTCAGCGATACCGACCATCTGCGAAACGCGGTTAACGACATTCTGCTGACGCCGGTCGGCAGCCGTATCATGCGCCGCGAGTACGGCAGCCTGCTGCCGGATCTCATTGACGCTCCGCAGAACGACATTACCCGCCTGCGGTGCATGAGTGCGGCGGTTATTGCGCTCACCAACCAGGAGCCAAGAATGGCGTTAAACAGAATCGATATACGCTGGCTGAAAGGCGGACGTGCCGGGGTGGAGCTCTCAGGCATCATCACCGAAACCATGCAGCCGGTGCAACACGTTCTCACGTTACAGGGTGGCGATAATGGCGACCGTTGATTTATCCTGGCTTCCGCGACCGGCCATTATTGAGGCGCCGGATTTTGAAGTCATTCTGGCGGAGATAAAGCGCTTTATGGTGAGCCGGTTCCCGGAGGAACTCCGCCCCGCTATTGCCGCCGCGATGGCGCTGGACTCGAACCGCTGAACATCATCGCGCAGGCATTCGCTTACCGTGAAACGCTGTTGCGCCAGCGCATCAATGAGGGGGCGGCGGCCTGTATGCTCAGCCATGCTGTCGGCACCGATCTGGATAATATCGCTGCCAATATGAACGTCCGGCGACTGGTGATCACCCCCGCTACCGACACCCGGGAAGCCGTGACGGAAAGCGACACCGATCTGCGCCTGCGCACGCAGGCGGCATTTGAGGGGTTAAGCGTGGCGGGGCCGCGCGCTGCATATGAATATTTCGCCAGAAGCGCCAGCGGCAACGTGGCTGATGCCAGAGCGACCAGCCCGTCCCCCGCCGTGGTGGTGGTTTCCGTGCTGTCAACGGAGGGTGACGGCACCGCCTCACCGGAGTTACTGGCAACCGTCACCGCTGCGCTTTCTGATGAAGACCGCCGTCCCGTCGCCGACCGGCTGACGGTACAAAGTGCGGAGATTGTCAGCTACCGCATCAGCGCGAAACTCTTTTTTTACCCCGGCCCGGAATCGGAACCCATACAGAACGCCGCACATGATGCGCTTGCGTCATGGCTGGCACAACAGGGGAAAATAGGCCGGGACGTTGCCCGCTCGGCCATTATGGCGGCGCTGCATGTTCAGGGTGTGCAGCGTGTTGAGCTGACGGAACCCGCAACGGATATCGTTATCAGCGACACGCAGGCGGCACGGTGCGTGTCTGTCACCCTGGAAAAAGGCGGCACCGATGAATAACAGTCTGCTTCCGCCGTCTGCCAGTGGCTTTATGCGACGCACTGAACAGGCCACGACGCGGCTGGATACCATCCCCGTCGACCTCAGAAAGCTGTGGAACCCCGACGAATGCCCTGTTGCCCTTCTGCCCTATCTGGCGTGGGCGCTGTCCGTGGACCGGTGGGACAAAGAGTGGCCGGAGGAAATAAAACGCGCCGTCATCCGTAATGCGTACTTCACCCACCGCCACAAGGGCACAACCGGCGCAATTCGCCGCGCGGTGGCTCCCTTCGGGTATCTCATCCGCGTAACCGAATGGTGGGAAACCGGCGACCCGCCGGGCGCGTTCAGGCTGGATATCGGGGTGAATGAAAGCGGTATTACCGGTGAAATGTATTCTGAAATGGAACGACTGATTGACGACGCCCGTCCTGTCAGCCGCCATCTGGCCGGTCTGAATATTCTCCAGGACATTCCCGGTTATCTGTATACCGGCGGCGTGGCCTGCGATGGCGACATCATTACAGTTTACCCGGAAGAAGTGAGGAGTCATGAGCATGAGATTTAAAACGGTTGTCACCACTGCCGGGGCAGCCAGACTTGCCGCCGCCACCGTACCGGGCGGAAAGAAAGTCAGTATCACCGCAATGGCTGTCGGTGACGGTGGCGGAAAACTGTCTGAGCCGGATGCAGGACAGACAAAACTGGTTAACGAGGTCTGGCGTCATGCCCTGAATAAAATCAGCCAGGACAACCGGCACAGCAATTACATTGTGGCTGAGCTGCTTATCCCGCCGGAAGTGGGCGGCTTCTGGGTACGGGAGCTGGGGCTTTACGATGATGAAGGAGCGCTGATTGCCGTTTCCAGTCTGGCCGAGAGTTACAAACCGGCGCTGGCGGAGGGGTCAGGACGTACACAGACATGCCGCATGGTCATCGTTGTCAGCAGTGTTGAGTCTGTGGCGCTTTCCGTTGATTCAACGATGGTGATGGCAACACAGGATTACGTTGACGACAGGCTTGCGGAACATGAAGAATCACGCAATCATCCTGACGCCACCCTGACCGACAGGGGCTTCGTTAAGCTCTACAGCGGCGTCACCAGCCAGGATGAAACACTGGCCGCCACGCCAAAAGCGGTCAAAATCGCGATGGATAACGCCAGTGCACGCCTTGCCAAAGAGCGCAACCTCGCTGACCTGACAAATATCCCGCTGGCCCGTCAGTCCCTCCAGCTCGGCAACAGCGCCACCCTTAACGTGGGCACCACGCAAGGCTCTGTAGCCGCAGGTGACGACAGCCGCATCACCGGTGCCATGCAAAAATCGCAGAACGGCGGCGATATTCCTGACAAGGATTTGTTTGTACGTCGTATCGGTGCCACGCGAGCGTTTGATGGCGCGGTGACTATTGGCGGTGATGCTAACCCGTGGACGACGGCGGAATTTATCGTCTGGCTGGAGTCTCAGGGCGCATTCAATCACCCTTACTGGATGTGTAAAGGGTCATGGGATTATGCAGGTAACAAAGTCATCACAGATACAGGGTGCGGTAATATCTGTCTCGCTGGCGCAGTGATTGAGGTGATGGGAACCCGTGGTGCAATGACGATACGAGTAACCACACCCACCACCACAACAGGAGGCGGTGTACCCAGCGCACAATTCATCTATATCAATCACGGCGAAGGTTACGCCCCGGGCTGGCGACGAGAGTTTAGCCGTACCGGCGACGAGATGACCGGCAACCTCTGTCTTAAAAATGATGGCCGTGTGAATTTCTGCATTATGAATGAAGACGGAACGCCCCGCATGTGGTTATTCAAGGATAAAGGCGGCGACGGTGTTCATATCAACAATGGTCATGATGGCGGCGGGGATTTTATTTTCGGTAAAGACGGCAGTTTTTATGCTTCCGCAGTCCGTGCAGGCATCGGAAAAAAACTGTCAATGACGAGTGATAATAATTCGACACTGACCGCCACGTTTAATTTATGGGGTGACGCTAACAGACCTACCGTGGTTGAACTGGATGACGATCAGGGGTGGCACCTGTACAGCCAGCGAAATCCTGATGGTTCGATTGTCTTTACGGTCAATGGAGATATCACCGCTAACCGTAAGCTGAATGTGGGGGCTGCTACCTTTTCCAGCGACGGCAATGTTAACGGTTCGATGTGGGAGGGCTGGCTGAGTACGTGGATGAGTAATGCCTTTGCCAGCCGCGACAACAATATTAATACCCGGTCGACATGGGACTACGTGAACCAGACCTTCGTCCGGGACGTCAGGGCGGGATATAAGGAGTATGCCCGGGTATGGCAGGCATATGGTTATGACGATACGCCACCTTATGTGATTACCGGGGTGGTAAACAACAACTCTGATGATCTGGTTGATGGGCTCACCCGTCGTCCGCTCCAGAAAAACATCAACGGCGTCTGGTACAACATTGACTTTATTTAATGAGGTGGAGTATGGCATTGCAGTATTTAAAGAACTTCACGCGTTATTCACCCGTTCCCGATGACAACAACAAAATACCGTTACGCAAGGGAGCGAAATTCTTTAAATCAGAAGACGGACAGGACTGGTACGAATGCCAGAAATTATTTTCTCCCGACACAATAAAAATCGCCATCAACGGCGACGGCGTAATTGTGGCCACCGGGAAAGATATTTCAGGTTTCTGGCCGGAAGGAAAGAGCATTGCAGAAGTACCGGACACCACAGCCAACCGCCGTGTGGATATCAGTGGTCGCTGGGGATTTGACGGAACAAACATCACTGACCTCATGACCACAGACAAAGCCCGTGAACGGAAATCCCGCGAGATTGACGCCTGGCGTGACGCACAGGAGAACAGCGGCATCATTTTTGACTGGAACGGTCGCCGCTGGGATGGGGGTAAGGCGTCAAAGGACAGACTGACCCCGGTACTGACGGTGGCAAACGCCGGACTGCTTCCTGACAGTTTCTTCTGGACGGATGCGGACAACAATGATGTACCAGTGACCGCCGAAGACCTGGCAGCCCTTGATGCGGCGATGACACAGGCGATGGTGATTCAGGGGGTTAAAATCCACGAACGGCAGCGGCAGATGAAGAAGGATATCGGGGAGCTGACGAAGGTGAGCGATATTCTGAATTATTCCGTTGGCTGGCCTGTTCAGTAACCCGCCGTTTGCAGGCTGAATTTCTTTTATTTTTTACCCACAAGGAGATATTTTATGGCGAATGCGCCGTCAGTCAGAAGCTATCCGCTGGATGTTGCCATCTCCGCAGATATGCGGGCAGTTAAGGAGGGAGCAGACTATTATTTTGTTATCCCGGTTGCCGGGCAGTCTAACGGCATGGCCTATGGAGAAGGGCTGCCACTGCCTGACACGCTGGACAGGCCACATCCCCGCATTAAGCAGCTTGCCCGCCGTGCAACGGTGACGCCGGGTGGCGAGGCATGTAAATATAACGACATCATCCCGCTCGACCACTGTCCGCACGATGTGCAGGACATGAGTAAGCTTAACCACCCCAAAGCCGACCTGACAAAGGGCGAATATGGCTGTGTTGGTCAGGCGCTGCATATCGCGAAAAAACTGCTGGCGTATATTCCGGACGATGCCGGGATACTGATTGTACCATGCTGTCGTGGCGGGTCAGCATTCACCCGGGGCGATGACGGTGTATATAACGCCGCCACAGGCGCAACGGAAGCCTCCTCACGCTGGGGGGTGGGTAAGCCGCTCTATCAGGATTTGGTGGCCCGCACAAAAGCAGCCCTTGATGCTGACCCGAAAAACCAGCTTCTGGCCGTGGTGTGGATGCAGGGGGAGTTCGATATGTCTGCGGCAGACTACGCGCAGCAACCGGCCCTGTTTACGGAGATGGTAAAGCAGTTCCGTGCCGACCTGGCTGACCACGCCGGACAGAGCCCGGAATTTAACGCCAGCAACGTACCATGGATTTGCGGCGACACCACGTATTACTGGAAGGACACCTACCCGGCACAGTATGAGGCCGTGTACGGAGCTTATAAAAACAGCACCGAACCGGGCGTGTACTTTGTGCCGTTCATGACTGATGAGAACGGCGTGAACACCCCGACCAATGCCCCGGCTGAAGACCCGGATATACCGGCAGAGCATTATTATGGTTCAGCGTCGCGCACCAGCGCTGACTGGGTCTCAGGCACGCGTCCCTCACACTTCAGTAGCCGGGCGCGTCGTAACATCATCCCTGAACGTCTGGCTGATGCAATTCTGCTGTATGCGGGGCGTAAATCGCTGGTGAGCGTTCCGTCAGTTTCCACACTGACAACCTGAGAACAGGGAAAAGATGACTGGCGGGAGAGGAGTTAAAAAAAACGGGGTGTGGTCTGCACACCCCCTGACAACCTGAGACAATAATTAAAACATTATTATAATTCCGCGTATTTTATTTACCATACAGCAGACAAAAAAATCCATGAGCAAGTTCACAACTCCGGCAATCCTTGAAATGCTGGGGCACTATAAATGGCGCGTACATGAACCCTTTGCGTTTTACCTCAGCGACGACAACAGCGACGTGATAGAAGTGCCTGCCGGATTTGTCACTGACCTTGCCAGCGTACCGCGCATATTCTGGACGCTCCTTCCCCCGGACGGCAAATACGCCAAAGCGGCGATTATTCACGATTATCTGTACGACAATGCGCTGCGCACGAAGCAGGAAGCCGACAAAATTTTCCTGGACGGGATGACGGTACTCGGTGTGCCGAAGTGGAAACGCTCGGTAATGTACCAGGCGGTGCGGTTATTCGGCAGGGGAAACTATCGCCGCCACCAACAGACGGCGTAAAACAGAACCTGACACCCCACTACAACAACCCGGAAATCGTGCCGTTTACGGAATCATACGCCGCGCTGGCTTTATCCTTCAGGCCGTTCAGTAAATCACTGACCGAAGACGACTGTAACCGCTCGCGCATATCTTCATCGCACCGCTGAAAGCTTATCGAAAACTCAATCTTTTTTGCCTTCCCGTAGCGGTCAAGTTCCGATCGTGTCGTTTGCAGTCCGGTAATAACATACATGCCGTAAATCTGCCCCACACCATCAATCAGGGGCCACGGTCGCCCCGTATAGGCCTGCGTGGTCAGCACCGAAAGCGACACCTCACCGCCCGTAATTTCCGGGTAGAGAACCCCGGAAAGCGTGATCTGATCGTCTCCAGCACCGATGTACTGCCAGCTCGCCGAGCGGTTAATGCGCTCGTTTTTAACGTGCCGCCAGGTCTTGTGTTGTTGTAGCTGTTGATGCGGAAGCGTCTTCAGCTCAAAAACAAACATACCGTAAACCATCATCATAACGTCACCTCACTTAATCACTGTCCAGGAAGCTGGCGTGCCCGGTTCGGGTCAGTCTGCCCATCTCAGCCCTCACTGCCTCGCCGACCATTCTCGCCAGTTCGCGGGGGTTCTGCGTCACCACGTTATGCAGGTGCACATGAATTTCACCATCAAACCCCGCCGCAGACGGGGCGCGTCCGCTGCTGGTCGCCACAGGCTGGCGTATTGCCTCAACCACCGGACGGGAGGCGGCAGCCACCACCGGGGCAAGCTGCGGCACGGCGGCGAACGGCGAACGGGAAACCAGCGATTCCTGCCATGCCCCACGAACCGCCAGCGCACGCGGCAGATTTTTAAACACGATATCGCCGGGGCCGATACGTTTCGTGTTATCGGCGGTAGCCTTCGTGTTGTCAGCGATATTACTCAACCGGCGAAGCGTACCCTGATCGGGCGTCAGCGGCTTGCCTGTACCGGGTGGCGTTGTGGTTCCTGTATCGGCTTTTTTCGGTGCGACTTTTGCCAGGTCGCCCATAAGAAGAGAAACTTTGGTATCAAGCAGCTCGTTGCGCTTTAGTTCTTCCGCTTTCTGACGGGCGCGCTCAATACCGTCAGGAATAAGCCCCAGCTTCTCAAGTACCCAGCCAAGCGAATCAAGCAGCAACGTCATCGGGCCAAGAACCAGCGTCTGAATAAAGCTCCCTACCACCTTACCGAAGGTTTTTCCGGCACTGGTGCATTTATCCAGCGTCTCTTTTGACGTGGTGGCCGGTTCCAGCAGGCGTGTAAACCAGTCCCGGACGGATTTGATCCCGTTACTAATCGCATCAAATACCGGCAATAACGCAGAAAACGCTTCCCGCAGCGGTGTAAGCGCATCCCATACCCCCGCAAAGAACCCGGCAAAAAACGCTTTAATCGGCTCCCAGTATTTCCAGATAAGCAGACCCGCCGCCACGAACGCCGCCCCGATAAGCCCTATCGGACTCAGTAACAGCGACAGCGCACCACCCAGCATGGAGAATGCGCCGGTAATCACATTCCACAATGCGGGTATCCCGGACAATCGAAGAGCAAGCCCGGCAACCCCACGAAGAAGAGAAAAAATCGCCGCCCGTGGTGAGGTGAAGGCAGACAGAAGCATCCCCCGCAGTGGCCCAAGAACCCCAGACAACCTTCCTGCTCCGGATGTCACTGACGAGAAGACAGCAGACCACCCCTTAACACTCCCCATCGGGCCGCCAATAACCGCCCGCAGTTGGGTAAAGAGCGGAATGGCGCGCCCAAGTCCTTTAGTACCAGTCAGTAACGCGAAGCCAAGTTTCAGCTTTGCCACTGGCCCAAGTAACAGGCCAACAGCCAGCGACAGGCCGCCCGTAATCGCAGTAACAGCCAGCGCACTGCCGCCGACAGTCAACAGCGCTTTCGCCAGTCCGGGATTCTCCCGCGCCCACGTCGTCATCGCGCCAACAACGTTACTGATCCCCTGAACCAGTCCACGCAATGGCCCGTCAACCAGCTCTTCAGTCTGAATACGGAACCCTTCCCACGCGCTGTTCAGATTCTTTAAATCGCCGTCGAGATTGTCGGCCATCTTTCTGGCGACCGTCGCAGATTCTCCCTGCGCCTTCTTCAGTTCCCCGAGTAATTTTTGCAGTTCACCACTGCCCGCAGACTGGACCAAAGCCTGGAAGGATTTGGCGGCTTCTTCCCCGGCAATATCTTTAAAGAAAGACAGTTGATCGACGTCGCCGTATTTACTGACGGACTTATAAATATCAGCCAGCACCACTTCAGCCGGTCGCATTTTTCCGGTTGCGTCGGCAACGTTAACCCCTAACTCCTTCAGGGCACTGGCGGCTTTCCCCGTTGGCGCGGCCAGACGTGAAAACGTGGTTTGCAGTCCGGTACCGGCGATGCTGCCACGCAGCCCCACGTTTGCCATCACGCCAATCATGGCGGTTGTCTGTTCCACACTGACACCAAGACCGGCCATACCCGTACCGGCATATTTCATCGCTTCGCCAATGCTGGTCAGATCGGTGTTGGTGCGGGTAAATGCGGCGGTCAGTACATCACTGACCCGATCCATCTCTTTGGGATCGAGGTGGAATTGCGAAAGAATATTTGACCCAATATCGGCGCTTTCGCCTAAATCCATGCCGCCTGCCAGCGCCATATTCAGCACGCCGGGCAACGCAGCCTGTATGGCCTGCGGGGTAAAACCGGCCATTGCCAGAAACGCCTGACCGCTGGCGGCATCCCCTGAAGTAAATTGCGTTTCCGCGCCCAGCTTTTTGGCCTGTTCACGCAGCGCCGTAAACTGCGGATCGGACTTATCCAGACGGGTAAGCGCCCCCACACGGGCAACCTCCCGATCGAAACTCACGGCAGGCGCCAGGAAACGCCCGGCACCATAACCGGCAGCAGTAGCCGCACCCAGCGCAACAGCACCGCCCCCGCGCAGCTTTCCGGCAATCTGTTGCATACGGTCATATTGCGCGCGCGCCTTTGTCACGCGCGCCAGCATCTGCCGCTCATGCTCCAGCGTCTGGTTGTACTGCTCAGTGCGCCGTATGGCGCTTTGAATAGTCCGGTCACTGCCTGAAAGCGTGATGCCGTGTTTCACCATCTCGCGACTGGCTTCCCGCAGCTTCTCTTTCTCGCGGGTGCGCACCTCATTCAGGCGATCAAGTTTTGCCGCCAGTTGCGCGATATGCTCACGCTGTTTGTCAGTCATGGCGTTGCCCGCCTGTTGTGACTGCCTCAGACCGTTAAGCTCGCGCTGCGTCTTCTGAATTTTTTCAGTCGTTTTAGTGAAGTTCTCGCGCAGACGGGAAAACGCCCTGGACTGTGTGCCAAGCGTTTTAATATCGGTCCGGGTTTTTTTGAGGGAATCAGCAAGACCGCCCACACTCTGGCGGGCAGTCTCTACAGGACGGGTGAGTTTATCGATCGCGCTGAAAGAAACGCGGATATCAAGATTTTTCATTGTCGCGGGCACCACTTCTGAGCGCCGCCCGCTCACGCCAGGCCACCACTTCTCCCGGATTCATCATGAAGATATCAGCAGGCGGCCAGTTAAAAACAACGGCGATATCAGCAACCAGATCTTCAATCTGGTCAAACTTAACCACCGTGATCAGTCGTCCGTCTCCGCCCCGTTCGGTACTCCAGAGGCCGTAGGCGTCAAAAAAAAGGGACGATGGCCGTGGACAGCGCGATAAAATCAGACGTCGCAAGCGATCTGATCTCGCTTTCCTTCAGGCGTGGAGACGTCACACGCGCAAACAGCGTCACCAGGGTATCCGTTTTCATATTAAGCACATCTGACAAGGACAGTCCGCGCAGTGAGCCTGATTGCCTGATAGCGTCACCAATCTCCACATACGTAATCGTTTCATCCCCGCGCACAACCGGCCGGGCCAGCGTAACCCCCCTTCACCGGGGCAGTGGCTTCAGTGGTGACGTCAACGCCATATTCAACAGATTCTTTTTTCATTGTCATTTCTCCGGGCGGCACACAGTACCGCCGTTAAGTTAACCAGCTAATCAGTTCATACCCAGCGCAGAACGGGCGCGATCGGGGATCATGTTCTTGCCGTCTTTTTTGTAGATGAAATTCAGGTTATCAATTTCGATAAGTTCCTGGTCATCAACAGACAGCCTGTAATAGGTGTTTTTGATGGCGTAGGTGTGCGAAGTATCCTCACCCTGTTTGACCTCACCCATATCAATTTCCGTAATTCGCCCGCGCATCTCAATTTCACACACGCGACTGTCGCCACTGGTGTACAGATACCCGACAAAGCGCAGTTTCAGCTCGTCGATGTCGCCGCCGTACTTCCTGATAACGCCTGGCATAAAGCCGCCAAAAACGGCGGTGGCATCCAGCGCGCCATCATCAAGACCAAGATCAACCGCAACCGACCCCATCATGCCGCCGCCGCGATAGTTTTCGGTCTTGCGCGTCACTTTTGGCAGGGTGAGCGACGTCACTTTTCCGATCTCGTTTTCCCCGTCAATAAAACAGGTAAAAAACTGGATTTTATGTGGAACAGACATTTACACACCTCCCAAAGACGCAAATGCAGGCCCGAAGAACTCATCCGTGAACGTCTGGTACAGAGTCAGATCTTCCAGTGGCGGAACCGGCGTATATTTGTAGCGAATACGCACGCGCCCCTGTCGTAGCTCCGTCGTACTGTTATCCACCACGTCATACCAGCATTCCGCCCCGATAAGCCGCCCGGACGTCACCAGCGCGCTTAACTTCGCCCGGATGCCACTCAGTACATCCTTAACGTTAACTGGCGTCAGCGGTTCGTCTATCGCCTCAAATTGCGCTTCTGCAATACTGTCAGCCAGCACTTGCGCCGTGCGTGTATACACCTCAAAGATATAGGCGTTAACATCAGTTGAGCGGTTGCCCCAGAACCGGAAACCGTTACGCTTAATCAGCGTGGTGATCTCCTTGTTGTTAAGCGCGTTGGCGTCGCTATCCTCAGCCTGAAGCGACCAGAACACCTGTTTTGATATCCCCAGCACGTTTTTCACCGGCACGTTAGACAGCGACTTATGCCATCCCTGCTCGTTATCAATCAGGGCCCTCAGACCGCACGCATACGCCGGGGCCGGAAAAACTTCATTCTGGCCAGACGCCGGGTTATAAGCGATAAAGTCAGGCCAGATAAGCATCAGTTCGCGGTAGGCAAAATCAGCCCGGTACGCGATGGCCTCCGCCATCGTGGCGCAGCCGTTGCATCCGGCATATACAAACGCCCGCAGCTTCTCAGCAATCACACACAGGGAAGACGTCACCTCTTTTGTGTCGAGATCGGGCGCGGCCAGAATGCGCGGACGGTAGCCGATGTGTTCATCCTGTTCAGCAACCAGCAGCGCATACATTCCCGTGTAACTGCCGTCCGCCTCCGCTCCGCCAATCACAAGCTGTGATTGCGTCTTCTCGCCGTCGCCTTCCTTTGCGGCAGGGACGCGTACAACAATCACTTTAGTACTGACCTGATCGGCGATGGCCTTGAGGGATTTATACAGCGTGCCGGTCGTGCCGGTTTTACCGAGCACATCATTAACCCGGTTAAACAAAACGGGCTTATTTAAAGGGAAAGTACCCGCATCAGCATCATCAGCCACGGCGACAATCCCAATGACACTGGAATCAATGTCATTAATGGCCGTGACCAGGTCAGTGTTTTCCCTGATGCGCGCACCGTGAAAACGTTGTTCACTCATGTTTTCCACCGTTGCGGTTGTTGAGGTTCCCCGTGATAATCCGCCATCTTCCCCGTCATCGCACTAAACCCGCGTTCTTCCCGTGCTGCGACAACAAAAAGGGGTTACGACTTCCCGCGCGCACGTGTGATCCTTCGGGCAACGGAGGGCCGGAACACATGACACCTACAGACGCCATCACACTAAAAATTAACAGCTACATGGATACCCTGAATGACGCGGTGAAAGTGCCGGATTTCAGTATCACCGTGGGCGAGGACGAACTGGACGACCTCAACAAACGGGTAATGTCTCTTTCAATGACCGATAACCGGGGTTTTGAAGCCGATCAGGTGGTTATCAGTGTGGACGATACTGACGGCGAAGTGCAGCTCCCAAAGCGTGGCACGAAGCTTGCCGTATTGATGGGCTGGAAAGGTGAAGCCCTGATTTACAAGGGGCTGTATATCGTTGACGAGATCTCACACGAAGGCCCGCCTGACCGCCTTGATATCACGGCCAGCAGTGCCGATTTTCGCGCTGAGTTCAACGTTAAGCGTGAAGTCTCCTGGCATGATGTGACCGTCGGGCGCGTCGTGTCTGCCATCGCTCACCGCTACGGACTGAAAGCGCAGATAAGCGAAATGTTGATGGATATCGAAATCGACCACGCCGACCAGACACAGGAAAGCGATATGTCATTTTTGACCCGTATGGCGGATATGCTGGGCGCTGTCGCCACGGTCAAGAACGGCAGCCTGTTATTCATTCTGCCGGGCGGCGGCGTCACCGCAGACGGCAAAGCGCTACCCTCTTTCTCCCTGACCCGCAGCCACGGCGACAGACACCGGTTCCGCATTTCAGACAGGCAGGCCTATACAGGCGTAAAAGCGTACTGGCTGGATCTGAACTTCGGCAAAAAAAAGAAAGTCAGCGTTAAACGCCGCAAGCCCGCAACGCCAGAAAAAGAGAAAAGCAGCAGCCGCGAAGGTGACTACATGGAAGGCGCAGACGGTAACGTTTATGTACTGCGCAAGACTTACCAGAACGAAGAAGCCGCAAAGCGTGCCGCCGCCGCCAGATGGCAGCAGCTACAGCGCGGCGCGGCGGAGTTTTCCATTACGCTGGCGCGTGGCCGGGCAGACCTCTACCCCGAAATGCACGGCTCCGTGTCTGGCTTTAAAACCGACATCGACAACGAGGACTGGATCATCGCCAAAGCGGAACACACCATTGACGACAACGGCTTCACCACGCGCCTTGAACTGGAATTAAAAATTCCAGACTGGATAGCAGAAAAGGAATAACTGGAATAATATAAACGGCAGACCCACCCCAGCATGAGGATCTGCCTTTGTTTCCCTGTCCGATATGTGGCGCATCATCCCGAACCCGAACCAGCCGAATGGAAAACAAGGAAAGAACCATCAGACGGACTTACTACCAGTGTAATAACCTGGAATGCGGCGTCTGCTTCTACACCCTCCAGTCCGTCATCGGACTTGTAGGAAAAAACAAGACCGAAGACAAATCTATTCCGTGGGAAGACCTCCCCTCAAGCCATCGCGGACGTAATCAACTCAACTTCGATCTCGAGCAGAAAGACGAGACAGACGAAGAGAACGAAACATCATGACAACAACAGACGAATTTGACGGGTTTTAGTTTTAAGTAGCGGGGCGGCGGGAAATCAGTAGAATAGTCGCGGGTGCCTTCGACGCTGGTCGGAGGTTCGCCAAAGGCCAGAAAGACGAAGGTCCCGGAAAACATTTCTGTTTAACCGAGACCTAACGCTTTCAACCCTAGCAAGTGAAAGGTTAGCGTCTCTCCGATAAGGAGTAAAGCGCTATGTCGCAAAAATCGCTATCCACCATTGCAATTTGTATTGCGGTGGTACTCATAATCTGGATGTTACGCGGCTCACTTTGTGAGCTGCACATGAGATTAGGAGGCGCGGAGTTTGCGGCGTTCTTACAGTGTAAGCAGTAA